ACAGATTGGGAAGTTAGAGGCCATGTTTGAGAAACAAGACTCAAAGCCTGTTGTGCAGAGAAGTAAGGCAAGCGCACCGATTAATCCTATTCGGTCAGCCGCTAACGGGCGTGATGTTGCATTAACTGCTGATGGGCAGTTTCATGGCAGCTTCCAAGCTTGGAAAGCAGGTCGATTGAATGGGCAAATTCGATAACCATTTTTTTAGGAAATATCATGGCAAATAATTTGCTTACTATCAGCATGATCACCAACGAAGCGTTGATGGTGCTGGAAAACGAGTTGACTTTTTCGAGCCAGGTCGAACGTAACTATGACGATCAATTCGCTGTAACTGGCGCAAAGATTGGCGCGACATTGAATGTCCGTCGTCCTGGTCGCTTTGTCGGCACCAGTGGGCCAGCGTTGAACGTCGAAGACTTTAACGAGACTTCTGTTCCCGTTACCTTGTCCACGCAATTTCACGTTGATACGCAGTTCACCACGCAGGATCTGGCGCTGTCTCTTGACCGCTTTAGCGATCGAGTTCTAAAACCCGCAGTGGCCGCGATTGCCAACAAGATTGACCGTGATGGTTTGGTTATGGCCAAAAACGCCACTGCCAACATCGTTGGTACTGCCGGGACTGTCCCGACCAGCTTGCTGACCTACCTCACGGCAGGCGCATACTTGGACGCCGAGGGCGCACCACGCGATGGACGCCGGGCCTGCATTGTTGAGCCATTCACTGGTGCAACCATTGTGGACAGCTTGAAAGGTCTGTTTGTGCCAAGCAACACCATTGCCAAGCAATACGAGCGCGGCATGATGGGCAAGGACTCGGCAGGCATGATGTGGAAGATGGATCAGAACGTTGTTAGTCAGACTTTTGGCAGCTACTCCACTGCTACCCTGGCCTGCGCTACAACCACTGCCACGGGTTTCCTGACGAGCGGCTGGGCATCAACGTCCACCATTGCTCTGACTGCCACCACTGCTACGGCTGGCCTCAAGCAAGGCGACACCATCACCATTGCAAACATCTTTGCAGCTAACCCACAGAATCGCGCTGCTTACGGCTCCAACCGTCTGCGTAGTTTTGTTGTCCAGGCTGATGTGACGGTTGCAACATCTGGTACGACTTCTGTGATCGTCAGCCCTGCTGTGATTACTGCTGGTCAATTCCAGAATGTGGTAGTCAACAGCACCAGCGCAACCGCAGTTGTGACCCCGTTCAATAACACTGGCACGGTCAGTCCGCAAAATATTGTTATGCACAAAAATGCGTTCACAATGGCCTGCGCTGACCTCGAGCTGCCTGACGGTGTTCACTTTGCTGGCCGTGCTGCTGACAAGGAACTGGGCCTGTCCATGCGTGTCGTGCGTCAGTACACCATCAACAACGACTCTATCCCAACCCGTGTAGACGTTCTCTACGGCTGGGCACCGCTGTACCCCGAGCTTGCTTGCCGGGTTGCCGCTTAACACTCACCATTAAGGAGTAACTATCATGGCAAATCCAGGCGCAGCAACAACCACTACCGTTCACCCGCAAGTTCTGTCCAGCAACCAGGCTATTCGCTTGATTGCTTACGCAACGAGCGTTTCCATCAATGCTACTGGCGATGCGGCAATTACCTTGCCCGTCATCAACACCACCACCTATAACGTCACCAATGTTGTCATTACAAATGCTAACAAGGATGTGTCTGCTGGTGCTTTGGCAATCTGGACGGGTGCAGCAGGTACGGGTACTGAAATCGTTACCAATGCAGCGTTGACCAGCAACACCAGTTCAGCCTATGTCACCAAATCCACGGTGGTAGCGGCTACTGGCACGGCAAACCTATCGGCTCAGGTGTTTTACGTCCGCATCGGAACTGCTGTTGCAAGCGGCACGGTTGACGTTTACGTGTACGGCACTGATTTCACAGCGTTCTAAACTCTGTTTCATCAAAAACAAAAGGGGACTGTTCGCAAGGGCGGTTCCCTTTTTTACTAAAAAATCATGGCTACAACATCCCTATCACCTACGCCTAAGCTGCAATTCTTTGATCTGAATGGCGCTCCGCTATCGGGAGGGCTGCTGTACACCTACGCTGCTGGCACAACCACGCCACTTGCCTCCTACACCGATTCCACTGGCTTAATTGCCAATACCAACCCAATTGTCCTAGACAGCCGTGGCGAGGCCAATGTGTGGCTTGGCGCAGCTAGTTATAAATTTGCTCTGTACGACAGTACCAATGTGTTGATCTGGACGGTTGACAACATTACAGGCAGCACTTTTGCTAGTAACGCTACCGGCACGGGTTCGCAAGTTGCTTTTACCGTTCTTAGTGGTCTAAGCGCTGTTTTTATCAATGGTGTTTACCAAAATAAGAACACCTACACTGTCAGCGGCAACACGCTCACGTTTAGCGAAGCCCCGCCATACACATCCACTATTGAATTTGTTTACAGCTAGGAAATGCCGTGCTAAAAACCACAACCTCAGTTATCAACGCCAGCCAGATCGCAACGCCAATTACCTTTGCGGGTGACGTTACTTTGTCCACAGGCAACCTCATCATCGGCACATCTGGCAAAGGCGTTGACTTTTCTGCAACTGCTGGCGCAGGCACAAGCGAGTTGCTTGCGGATTATGAGGAGGGCACTTGGACACCTGTGGTTATAGGAACCACCATCGCTGGAACAGGTACTTACGGAACACAAGTGGGAACGTACACCAAAACAGGCCGAGCAGTTAGCTTTACTCTTACTCTTGCTTGGTCTGCACATACCGGCACTGGCAGTATGTACATAAGTGGGTTACCTTTTACGTCATCGGCAACTGGAAGTTATGCTTTTGCAATAGCTTGCTATAACTTAACATTTGTTGGTCAATTGTCCTGCTATATGACAGCTTCAAGCACTAATATTTTCCCGCTTAGTATTGCAACCGCATCTCCGTATGCTTTACTTGCGATGGACACCGCTGTAACAGAGTTGGAAATATCGGGAACTTATTTTGTTTAAGGAAAAACTATGCCGCTGACCAAAGTAACACAAGGCATGATTAAAGGATCGGCAGTTAACGCTGTTGATTACATGACCGATGCACAGGTAGCGCAAGCACAAGCAGGAACGTTGTCTAACGCTGATGCTGTTGCCGTTGTTCAACTTGGCGTTGATGCTGTACGAGCCGTTGGCGGTGGCACTGTCTATGTTCCCCAAGGCTGTTACATGGGGTCATTGTTTTACAGCTTGAATCTGTATCGGTCTACCAATCCGGTGATCCCCGTAATTGTTGTTGACCAAAGCCGGTCAGATCACTTGAATTACTATGTGAATAGTAACGATGTTGAAATGATGTGGATGGGCGGCGCACCGCTAACTGGTGGCCCAAACAGCCCAGTTATCCGCATCCATAACTACAGTCTTGATGGATTACGCAATCCGGGCCTGTTTTATTCTTATGGGCCTACACCGGATTCAGGAAGCAACACGACTCTTGGGTGGGCTGTATTTGGCTCTAACGATGGAAACGCTCACAGTAATGTCCCGGCGCATGACTACGTAATTTCTGGTGGTCAAGGCTCACAATATACAGTTGGCACGGTCAGTGTTTTAGCAGGAAGCAAGACCGTCACTGGAGTTGCAACCGGCTGGACAAGTGATTTTATTGGAGCGATCTTAACGCTTGATGCACAGGTAAACGCTGCGGGTATTGTGGCTTCTGTTGAGAGTGCAACAAGCCTGACGCTTGTCAGCACTTGGGGGACTTACAACGGCATTACAGAAGCGGCTGGCACTTACCTTTTGCGTGGTGGTCTTTGGTATGGCACCCAAACATCAGATTACCGTGGCAGATTGGTATTGGGGCAAAATTACACATGGCTGTTCAACACGGGTAATTATTCTGGTGGTGAGGATTACGACCCGCTTGCTGTTGCTAACGGCACCGGAAACTATCCAGCAAATATTTCGTATGTCTTTAACGGTAATAGGCTCCGAAATGGTGGCTTAAATCCTTCAACTTTATTGAAGCTCGATAACCCATCTGGATCGGATGGACTGGTTGGTTTTATATTGACTAGCGGCGCTGATGCTGGCCCACCAACAAAAACTATTTATCTGAACAAAAGCACTAGCGATGATCTGATTATTGGAAATGATTTAACTCCAGCAAATTTTATTGCTAAATTTTCAGATACTGGCGTAACACATTTACGAACTGCGTCAGTAATTGGCGCTGGCGGTAGTGTGGCAGCGATAACGTTAACCCCGTATGCGCTCAACGGGATAATTACTTACAGCATTGCAGGTAACGCTACTTTTAACGTGCCTGATTCAGCTACGGTATTAGTCGGTCAAGAGCTTACATTTATCTTGACGCAATCAGGTGGTGGTAATACGCTAACGTTTGCAGCAGGGTATAAACTTGCCGGTAGCGCATTTACATTGACTGCCACAAATGCACAAGTTGATGTGATAACGTTTATCGCCACTTCTACTTCTACATTCGTAGAAAAAAGCAGAGCACAAAATCAGTAAAAATTAACCGTACCAGTTCGGACAACTGGAAACCTTAATGCCCAACTGGATGGTTGGGTTGGAAACAAGGAAATATCATGGCTCTTGAAAAAGTTATCTTTGTTGATCTAATTGAAGTTGTGGAAAATGGCGCTGTGCAAGTTCGCACCAAGACCGCTATTCTTGAAGATGGGAAACAGATTAGCGGATCATTCCATCGCCACGTTGTTGCACCCGGCGATGATTACAGCAAGCAGGATGCCCGTGTAAAGGCTATCTGTGCTGCAACGCATACGGCGGCTGTGGTTGCGGCGTACAAGGCGGCACAGGCTGCTGCTACGCCATAATCAGGCACGAGCCGCTGAATAACCTTGAAAGACAAAAATGACTCAAGAAGCCTTCCAACCACTTGGCCTAACAGTTAACTTCACGGGCGCAACCAGTGCGCCAACAGCTGTTCAACCTGGCCCGTCAAATGTGGTCAACACCAACTATCGGTTTGTCAATGTCGGTGCGGTGACTGTGTTTCTGGGCACGGGCACATCATCAGCGCTGGCTGTAACAGCAGCATCAACAACCACGGCTATCCCACTGGTGGCTGGCGCTGTTGAAATAATGAGTTTTCCCGCGGGAACATTCTTTACAGGCATTACAGCATCCAGCACTGCGGTGGTTTATGTTACGCAGGGTCAAGGGCTGTGACAACCCCCCAGGACATCATCAATCGAGCGCTGAAAGACATTGGCGCTTTAGCTGCGGGGGAAACCCCAGCGGCGGCAGATTCGGCAGATGCGTTCGATATGCTGAATGATATGTGCGCGCAGTGGTCAAACGAAAACATGATGGTCTTTTACAAGACAGAGATCATTTTTTCAACAACTCCGAATCAGGTGCAGTACACGATTGGGCCAGGTGGTCAGGTCGGTGCATCGTTTACCGGATCTATTGCTGGAACGACCCTGACGGTCACCGCCATCACCTCTGGAGCCATTGCGATCGGTCAAACACTGTCTGGCACTGGCATCACCGCAGGAACCACCATTGTGGGCTTCACAACGGGCGCAGGAGGCAACGTTAACGAGGTGGGCACCTACACTGTCAGCACCAACCAAACAGCGTCCAGCACCACGATATCAGGCTACTACGAACGGCCC